TTATTCATCAATATCCACCCACGAATTTATCGTTCCGTCATTCACCAGAATGTGGCAAATGCCTTTCTTGTGCACATTCTTCATAAGGCTTTTTATCCTATCAATCGAAGAAGTATCTAATGTCGTATTGGTAATTTTATCAAGGACCTCTTGCAAACGTTGGAATCCATTATCGTAATCCTGAAGATATGTACTCTCTATACCATCGTAGGCATCCTTTTTTAGCGCCTCAAATTTTTCTTCTCCGCCATCAAATACATCCCTTACAGAATGATGCAGCCATTCAGCTTCATAATAAGATGTCCTTTGTGACGTGAAATCTCTACGGTATCTTCCCGGCAATGTTCCAATAATCTCTGGAGTAACTGCTTGAGCGAGTGCGTCTGCATATGCTGCACAAAGAGCATTGACATACGGCATTTCTTCCGGTTTGATATCTTTTTCAGGTGCGAGTGCAGCCGGTAGCTCTAAAACCTCATCTCCAACATGTAGCTTTCCGTCTTTTACATAAACTGTGCTTACTTCAACCGTTACATATCTATTTCCATAGGAATCAATATGAACCGGAAGCGCCGTATCAATGTATCCTTTATTAGATGCCATAGCATCAATAAAGCGATAGAAAAGCTCTGCACACACTTCATCGATATTATCAGCTTCAAAGTTTCCTTGTATTCCAAATTCCTTTAGCTTGCCAATCAATTCTTCTCTGGCTTCATAGTCCACTGTTTGGAAAGCATCAACAAATTTACTTTTACTAAATAAACTCTGAATAGTACGTGCGTCATCCTGCTTTATTTTTCTATTCTGAGTACCAGAATATATCTTTGATAGAGTTGAAACATCTTTACTCGATAGTGGATTAAAGTCATCGTTTTCCTCTAACTTTTCTTCATCATCCGTCATCGGGTCACGAATAACGAGATTCGTCAGATACAGCACATACTCCTGCTGTGTCACACTACAACCGATATATCGATGCATCAATTGTACGAAATCACTAAATCTCATCGTTTACCTCCAACTTCAGATTTTTCTTTGGACAGTTCACTGTCCAACACTGTCCGCTGGCGTCCGGCCGGTGGACTTTTATTTTGTTAAGATGTGATTGTAATCGAAAGAAAGCCAGATACACTCCTACCGATTTTACACTTATTAATTATAGCAGAAGCGTATAAGAAAAACAATAACTTTGCGATGACAAAATTATGAACAGCGATACGAAAAGGAATTTTTCTTGTTTGTTTGCTATAACTACATCACTTCAGCAGTTTGCGCAGACAGCTTTCCAGTGCTGAAGTGACCACACAACAGAATATATCGCTCCCGGCAACTGGAAAGGCTGGTGGCACACATGAGATGGAGATTTCTCCTGACCATGGTACCACTATACCCTTTTGCCGGTAGCAGCAAGGAACCTCCATCTCGGATTGACAAGATGGAGGTTTTTATATGTCAAAAAACGTAAATCAGAGTAAACAATATCGTATCTACATCAAGGGATCTAAAAGCTGGGTGGATGTCAACAAGGAGTTCTATACAAACTACTACCTCGACATCAATTCCTATCGCAAACGCCAGCAGGAACATGGCCGTTGTGTCTGCCCTGCAAGCAAACGCTATTTATGCGACATGGACTGTATGACCTGTCCGTATGCCAAGGCTGGCGACCAGCTTTCTCTCGATAACACCGTAAGCGACGGTGAAGGAAATGAAAAGAGCTGGCTTGATGATATGTCAGATGAATCTGCTGCTATCGCTGAAGTATTAGAGGATGCAGAACTTCTTCACGCTCTCTACGCAAAGCTGAACGAGCTGGACCCGGAAGGTCGTCTTATCTGTCAGCTTGTTATGCAGGGAAAATCTGAGCGTGACTGTGGCAAGAAAATGGGGCTCTCTCGCAGTACCTTTGTATATCGTAGGGACAAGCTGTTCCAGAAACTCCGCTCCGAGCTTAAGGACTACATCTAACATGAATGGTCGTCCTCTGATTTTTCAGGAGACGATTTTTCTTTTCAAAAAAATTTCTTATATTTTTCGGCCAAACGGCCCTCTCACCTCCATTGAGTAGTGTAAGGCGAAACAAAGCGACCTACAGAAAGCAAGGTGAACATCGTGAATCAGACTTTTCACAACAGAAGCGGTACTGACGCAGAAGTGATTGCTACTCTCACTGCAATCAGTCAGGTATCCGCAAGAATGGCGAAGAATCTCAGAATCATCGCCGCACACCGACAAGCCGAGGAAGGAGGAACAGTAAATGTCAAAAATGAGCGATATGTCTATGACCATCGAAGAGCTGAGAAATGCTGCCGTTGCTATTAACGATGCAGCAAACTGGCTCGCACAGCAGTTTGGAGGAGCATCCGAAGCTGCTGAAAAAGCAGAAGTCCCTGCTGCTCCTGCGAAACGTACACTGACCCTTGAGGAGGTTCGAGCTGTTCTGGCTGATAAATCTCGTGCCGGACATACAGCTGAAATTCGAGAACTTCTTAAAAAGTACGGTGCAAGCAAGTTGTCACTCGTAGATCCGAAACATTATGAATCCCTGCTCAGGGAAGCGGAGGTGCTCTAATATGCCACCTAAAGGACATGCAATCCTCTCCGCATCCTCGTCTGACCGCTGGCTCCACTGCCCACCATCAGCAAGGCTCTGCGAAACCTATGAGGATAAAGGCAGCAACTATGCTGCAGAAGTCTCCGATGCCCACTCCCTTTGTGAGTACAAGCTCCGCAAGGCTCTCGGCATGGAAGCTACAGACCCTACCGAAAATCTCGACTGGTACAACGCTGAGATGGAGGATTGTGCTACCGGCTATGCCAGCTTCATCATGGAGCTTTTGGAGGAGGCCAAACAGATCTGCTCCGACCCTGTTGTTCTGATTGAACAGCGAGTGAACTTCTCCCGTTGGGTAGAACAAGGCTTCGGAACATCGGATGCTATTCTCATCAGCGATGGAACTATGCACGTGATTGACTACAAACATGGTCTTGGAATCCTCGTATCCGCTGATAACAATCCACAAATGAATTGTTACGCTCTTGGCGCTCTGGAGCTCTTCGATGACATCTATGACATCGATACGGTCAGCATGACCATCTATCAGCCCAGACGCCAGAATGTTTCCACCTATGAGGTCAGCAAAGATGATCTCTATCTGTGGACCAATGAAGTTCTGAAACCTACTGCTGACTTAGCCTTTGCCGGTGATGGGAATTTCCTGTGTGGTGAATGGTACGGATTCTGCAAGGCAAAGCATGAATGCAGAGCCAGAGCGGAAGCCAATCTTTTACTCGCACAGCACGATTTCAAACTGCCGCCACTGTTAGAAGATTCGGAAATTGAAGTCATCCTCTCCCGTGTCGACGAACTGGTCTCTTGGGCAAATGACATCAATGAGTATGCGCTCCAACAGGCAATCAGCGGTAAAGAATGGACTGGTTGGAAGCTGGTCGAGGGTCGCTCCAACCGCAGATATACCAACGAAGACGCCGTGACGAAAGCTGTCAAAGCTACTGGTTTTGACCCTTACGAAAAGAAACTGCTTGGTATCACAGCCATGCAGAAGCTGCTCGGCAAACCTCGATTCGAAGAGCTCCTTGCAGCATATATCGAAAAGCCACAAGGCAAACCTACTCTTGTGCCGGAGAGCGATAAGCGCCCGGCAATGAACACAGCAAAAAATGATTTTATGGAGGAATATGACAATGAGTAAGAATGTAAAAATGACAAATCCCATGAAGGTTATCACTGGTCCTAACACACGCTGGAGCTACGCCAACGTTTGGGAACCGAAATCCATCAACGGTGGTACTCCGAAGTACAGTGTCAGCCTGATCATCCCAAAATCTGACACCAAGACTGTTGCTAAGATTGAAGCGGCTATCGAAGCAGCCTACCGTGAAGGCGAATCCAAGCTCAAGGGCAACGGCAAGTTCGTACCGGCACTTTCCGTACTTAAGACTCCTCTTCGTGACGGAGACCTTGAAAGATCGGATGACCCTACATACGCTGGCAGCTACTTCGTGAATGCTAATGCAACCTCTGCTCCGGACATCGTAGATGCAGACTGCAATCCTATCCTCACTCGTTCTGAGGTTTATTCTGGAGTCTACGGTCGTGCCAGCATCAGCTTCTATGCTTTCAACAGCTCTGGTAATAAGGGCATCGCATGCGGCCTTAACAATCTGCAGAAGATTCGTGATGGCGAGCCTCTTGGTGGTAAGGCTTCTGCTGAATCTGACTTTGCAACTGATGACGACGATGATTTTCTTAACTAACGGAGGTGACAAACTATGGAAACAATCATGATTAGCACAATTCTTGTAAATATCTGTATCGGCTGCTTCGCATGTGTTGGCCTTGCTACTGCAGTCTCTATGATTCAGAGTATCATCAATGACCATAAACGCGAAAAGCGTGAACAGGAAAAGGACAAGCGTGATCTCGAATACTATGAAAAACGTATGAAGGACTTTAAGTAATCTATCAACCTGCTGGCGGTGGTTTTGCTGCCGCCAGCACATCTTTCGACAAAAGGAGACCATCTATGAATGAATTTGCAGAAATCTTAAATCTATTTATTGCTAATGTCATCGCATACACCTTTTTTGTAGCGGTATATAGCTTCATCATTTATAACGTAGGGAAAATTATTCTCTATCTTATCCGCTATGCGGTATACCACATCCGCCGTGACATCAATAAATACAAATCAAATAAAGATAAACAGTAACACGGCAGGCGGCAGGGATTTCTCTGCTGCCTGTTTTGTAGAAAGGACAATCTCATGAAAACACTTAGCATTGATATTGAGACCTACAGTGATGTGCTTCTTCAGAAAACAGGCGTCTATCGCTATGTGGAGCCTCCCAATTTTGAAATCTTACTCTTTGCCTATAGCGTAGACAACCAGCCCGTTCAGGTCATTGACCTTGCTTGCGGAGAACAGATTCCAAAAGAAGTCCTTCTTGCCCTGGAGGATGAATCTGTCATCAAGTGGGCATTCAATGCAGCTTTTGAACGCATCTGTCTTTCTCGTTTCTTAGGATATCCGACCGGAGAATATCTGGAACCAGAAAGCTGGCGTTGTTCTATGATTTGGGCAGCTACGATGGGACTCCCACTCTCCTTGGAAGGTGTCGGTGCTGTTCTCGGTTTGGAAAAACAAAAGCTCTCAGAAGGAAAAGATCTCATCAAATATTTTTGCCAACCCTGTGCTCCCACGAAAACCAATGGGCAGCGTACAAGGAATCACCCCTTCCATGCCCCGGATAAATGGGCCATGTTCAAAAAATATAATGTTCGTGATGTGGAGACTGAAATGGGCATTCGGCAGAGGCTTGCAAAGTTTCCCGTTCCGGCTCAGATTTGGAATGAATACCATCAAGACCAAGAAATCAATGACCGTGGTGTACGCCTAGACATGGAGCTTGTTGCTGCTGCCATCGAAATGGATACTCGTTCCAGAACGGAGCTGACCGAAACAATGAAGGGAATCACACAGCTAGAAAATCCAAATTCCGTCCAACAGATGAAAGCATGGCTTTCTGATAACGGATTGGAAACTGACACTCTTGGTAAGAAGGCTGTAGCAGAACTCTTGAAATCTGCTTCTCCGAAGCTCTCGCAGGTCCTGACCTTAAGGCAACAACTGGCCAAGTCGTCCGTCCGTAAATATCAGGCAATGGAAAAGACCGTGTGCACAGATGGTCGTGCCCGTGGCATATTCCAGTTTTATGGTGCCAATCGAACCGGCAGATTCTCCGGTCGTAACATTCAGTTGCAGAACCTACCGCAAAATCATCTTTCAGACCTTGCAGAGGCTTGCTCTTTGGTGCGCTCTGGCAACTTTGAAGCTGTGGAACTTCTCTACGAAGATATGCCAGATACCCTTTCCCAGCTCATTCGTACTGCTTTTATTTCCAGAGAAGGGGCACAATTTCTGGTGGCTGACTTTTCTGCTATTGAGGTCCGTGTCATTGCATGGTTTGCCGGTGAAAAATGGCGTCAAGATGTCTTTGCCAAAGGTGGCGACATCTACTGTGCCTCTGCATCGCAGATGTTCAAAGTTCCTGTTGAAAAACACGGTATCAATGGCCACCTCCGTCAAAAAGGTAAGATTGCAGAACTTGCCCTTGGCTATGGAGGTTCAGTAGGAGTCTTGAAAGCAATGGGCGCTCTGGATATGGGGCTCACCGAAGAAGAACTCCATCCCTGGTAGATGCATGGAGACAATCTAATCCGAACATCGTGCAATTCTGGTGGGATGTTGATCATGCTGTCATGGAAGCCGTAAAATTCAAGCACACAACTTCCGAATATGGTCTGACCTTCACCTGCAGGAGTGGCATGCTCTTTGTTACTCTCCCATCAGGAAGAAAGTTGGCGTATGTAAAACCGAAGATTGGAACCAATAAGTTCGAGGGCCAATGTATCACCTATGAAGGCATTGGCGGCACCAAGAAGTGGGAACGACTCGATTCCTACGGTCCAGCATCAGACCGTATAATACCTTTGCTTCGCAAGAAAGAGTTTTAAAGCATGGTTCTGTAAACAGCACTTTAGGGACACGATAGAAGCTGTATTGTTCCGCTTCCATCCCCGTAAAATAATCAAACTGTATCTTCTGCATACCAACACACGACTCGTTTTTTGCTGATAAACACATTTCCGTCTTTCCTGCCATTTTCATTTTCTCCTTTGTAATTGGATAAAAGAAAAGGACGCTCATTTTTCAGAAGTACTGAAAACAAGCGTCCTTACGGTTCTTAATTATGATATTTAATAAAAAATGTTACGGATTGTCGGATGTGTCCCCTGTTACCAGATGCAGAACTACGGATACTTCTATGCTGTTCTTCACCTGCTTTTTTCTGCCTTTTTTACCTGTTTGCGAGAAAGTCATATATCTCGTAAAGTGGCTAAAACAAAGGACTTTTACATATTCGCCCGATGTAGTAAACATACCGTCTCAACATGCATTGAAATCCTGCATCGCATTAACATTCGTGCACGTGGTGATGTAATCATGTTTTTTTACACCCTTTAACGCAAATGCAAAAAAGTTGCACCATTCCGACGGACAACATTTACATCTTCATTGTTCATTATCAAAAAGTAGATGCATCTGTCGATTTACTATAAAATTATAAAAACGATTATAATCCCTAAGATATGACACAATCAATAATAAGAGTCTTGATTTCTTTTTAAGGTACCAGGTACCATTAACTGTCTTAAAAAGATAATTTCTTTTTACTAAATGAAAATCTCCATTTTCATCTTCATAACCGTCATCTTCATTTACATATTTTTCTTCTTTAATAAATTTTTGTTCCTCCAAAAATTGAAGTACTCCTGCAAAATTATATAAATCTAAACCGGACATTTGGTGCACTCTTTGTACATCTATTTGTTCGCTTCTATTCTCACTACACGTATATACAATGGCATATAAAATGGACCTCGTCGCGATGTTAAATAGATACATGGCATTGAATGTTTTTAGTACATATTCATTATCTATTTTTTTTGAATAGTATTTTTCATACAAATCACATACCCACCTAAGATCATAGCTATCCCATTTTATTGGTGGCTCAACAACAGGCTTATTCATCAGACTTTCCTCAACCCATTGTTCATGTGCACACTTCATACTTTTTAGCATTTCTACTGAACATGCATTTTCATTATATTTATTATCCGCAAGTGTATGACAGTTAGCACATAACAATATCAAATTTTCATATGAATTAACATATTCATTTGTCAAATTAGGATTGTATCTTGCACCATCTTCATTTACAGCTTCAATATGACATATTTCACTTAAATTTGACGAATTACTATATACTAATCTTTGTTTACACCAAGTACATAAATTTCCTGATTTCATATATAGCATTCTTTTTGTTCCTTCTTTTATATTTCGGTTATAACCCATACATTAATCACCTCTTTATCCATTTACAACTTTTGGAAAATAATTAGCTATTGGTACTCTTCCGCCTTCAATAATAAACTGCTCATCACGAAATGCCTCAAACAACTGCAGTGTTGCCTGGTCAAGCATATCTCGGTTCTTGTCTTCTAGCATAAAATTGATTGCTCCAATTGCCTGCTCAGAAGTTAACTCTTTCAGTCTCTCCTGCATCTCAAGTGCCTTCTCTTGATTTGAATCTATCACAACCGTATTGGACAACTCTCGAATACCAGCAGCTATGTAAAGAGCAGCAAATTTCATGTTATTAACAATCTGGTCAACTTCCTCAGTTGTATGCTCAACCCTCTTTTCTTCTTTTTCTAAAATCTCAATAGCTTTAATCTTTGATGGTTTCTTTGTTACCACTGTAGATGTTTTCTTCTCAGTCTTACGCTCTGCATGGGCTGTTTTTACTTTATCAATAAGATCGACGCTTTTAGTTTTAACCGCTGGAATTAACTTTGTTTTCACAGCTTCGGTGCCGGCATCTATTGCTCTTTCAAAAAGATATGTCGCGACCTCTGTTAAAGCTGGTGCTACAACATCCTCTAGAATCACCTCATAGCAAGTTCTTTGTTTACGCTCAACTTCTACAACCTGAGTGTATTCACTTTCGTCTACTACTTGGTATTCCAATGGCCCTTGCAAATTATTTTCTTCATCAAACTGTACTGCTGAATTCCAGCCTTCTTCATTGGTCTTTTCATTGAAATGCGAACCATCTTTAGATCTTAATCGATATAATCTCTCATCCACCATAATCATACCTCACTTTTCAACTGAGCCAAAACAAAGTTACATTCTGTTATCTGTTGATGATCATTAGTTATCTCGCGTTGCAATTGCTCTATTGTAGCCAACTTCTGGTTGATGGACTGGTTTCGTCTTTCTATTTCCTCTTGAAGATATCTAGTCACATCTTCCTTAAAAAACGACTCGTCACCATTTTCCTTAGCTTTCTTTGCTGCTGCCAAATAAGTAGCTGCTATACCTCCAACAACTGGAACTGCTGCAACAGGTAGTGCCGCCGCAACACCTATCAATCCACCTGCCATACTTGCATATTTAGGTGAACTCTTAAGAAATTTATTCAAGTCACTCTCTGTTACAACATGTCCATCTTTTCGAGATGCCTTTTCCGCATAAAGCTTACCACTACGTATCCATCTGCGTACTGTTTCTGGCTGTGTATTGAGCATATCAGCTATTTGTTTTACATTATATGTATCCACCAAGTGCACCTCTCTTTCTTTATCGCTGTAATTATAATATCACCTTTATACACATTTTGCAACATAAATGTCGCATTAAAGTAGTATTAAATTCACTATTAAATCAATATTACATCTTTTGTATTTCTTCATTATCCGCCCTTCTCTGTCGCTCTTGCTCCCGGCGTTGTCTCCTTCTTTCCTTTATTTCTTTACTGTGTTCCATACGATATTTTCTAACTTTCTCCATTTTTTCTTCTCAATTAGCGGTAGAAATGAAATCAGGTTTGTAATGAAATGTGGTCTAACATTCACAGAAAGGATTGGTGATTAGATGGGCCATACACCCTTTGGCTATCGGATTGAAAATGGCATAGCAATTATAGACGAACCTGCTGCCGCAAAACTCCGACAGCTTTATAAAAATTATCTGAGTGGCATGTCATTATCAAAGGCTGCTGCGGAAGCTGGGATACCAACCTATCACGGAACAGCAAAGCGATTGATGGGAACTGTCCATTATCTTGGCGACAGTTTCTACCCTGCCATCATCGATAAGGAAACCTACCAGAAAGCACAAGAAGAACGTAAACGCCGAGCCACAAAACTCGGACGAAATAATAAGCAAACACAGATGAGGACAATACAGATACCTACCCGTTTTCATATGGACGAGGTCACCGCCCTGCATGACAATCCTATGAAACAGGCAGAGTATCTGTACAGCCTCATAGAAAGCGAGAGTCAATAATGGGAAATGTAATGTTGATTCCTGCAAGGCGACAAGTTGGAAACAACGCTCGTAAGCAGGAAGAAGAAGAACCAAAGCTCCGAGTCGCAGCGTACTGTCGTGTCAGTACAGACAGCGATGAGCAGGCTACCAGCTACGAAGCTCAGGTAGAACACTATACAGAATATATTCAAAAAAATCCGGATTGGGAATTTGCCGGTATTTATGCCGATGACGGTATCTCCGGCACGAACACCAAAAAACGTGAAGAATTTAATCACATGATTGATGACTGTAGGGCTGGTAACATTGATATGGTTATTACCAAATCCATCAGCCGATTTGCCAGAAACACACTGGATTGCCTAAAATACATCAGACAACTCAAAGATATGAACATTCCTGTTCTGTTTGAAAAGGAGTCAATCAACACAATGGATGCCAAAGACGAGGTTCTTATCACCATCATGGCTTCTCTGGCTCAACAGGAATCGCAGTCCTTAAGTCAGAATGTCAAGATGGGCTTACAATATCGCTACCAGCAAGGCAAGGTACAAATCAACCACAATCGCTTCCTTGGCTACACAAAAGATGCGGACGGCAACCTTATCATCGATCCAGAACAGGCAGAAATCGTAAAGCGCATTTATCGAGAATATTTAGAAGGACTCAGCATGGATAAGATTGCCGCTGGGCTGGAACGTGACGGTATCCTTACCGGTGCAGGAGGAAAAAAGTGGCACACTAGCACCATCAACAAGATCCTGCGCAACGAGAAATACATCGGCGATGCCCTGCTCCAGAAAACCTACACAACAGACTTTCTGAACAAAACCAGAGTCAAGAACAACGGTCTCGTCCCGCAATACTATGTAGAAGGTAACCACGAAGCCATTATTCCGAAAGACATTTACTTGCAGGTTCAAGAAGAACTGGTCCGCAGACGAGTAGTGAAAACCAGTGCCAACGGCAAGAAACGAAGCTACAGCTGCAACCACTGCTTCTCACAAATTGTCATCTGCGGAGAATGCGGCGAAATATTCCGAAGGCTCCACTGGAACAATCGTGGAGTTAAATCTATCGTCTGGCGCTGCATCAGCAGGCTGGAATCTACCGGATTGGAATGCCACGCCAGAACCATTAACGAGTTGGTCCTTCAGGATGCTGTTGTCAACGCTATCAACCAGATGCTTGGAGACAAAAGCAGCTATCAAGCACAACTACAACTCAACATTGCCTCAGTCATTCGAGCTTCGCAGGCAACTTCCGTTGAAAACATCGACGAGAAGCTAATGACCTTGCAGCAAGAGCTTATCCAGAAAGCCCAGCGCAAAGAAGCCTATGACGAAATTGCCGATGAAATATTCCGTCTTCGAGAACTCCGCCAGAAGACCACAGTCGATACCGCTGCAAGGGATGAGCAGATAAAGCGAATCAACGACCTGCAGGATTACATCGCACAGCAAACCACCCACCTTACCGAATTTAACGAGTCACTGGTCCGACGCTGGGTCAAGCAGATTACCATCTGGGATGACCATATCACTGTCGAATTGAAATCAGGTGTTAGCATTGATGTGGATGCATAA